GCACCGGCGCTTGTAAACGATCTCGTGGGCGGACCAGCCGAAAGTCAGAAAGGACAAGATTTCGCTGATCGTGTCCGTCCAGGTGTCTTGCATATCGGCCATACATTCCAGAACGAAGTCTGCGGCCTCCTGGTCCTTCTCGGAAGCGCCGCCGGGCGCCACGTTCCAGTCTACTTGCCGGATCAGCATTTTTATTGCATACAGAATGGCGCCCACAAGGTCGTCATTTGCTGCCATTTCGCTATAAGCCGCCATGCCCCGGCGGCCGCGCAGCTCCGGCAAAAATTCTTCATAGAAGACGCCGCCATAGCGTTTCTGGCCTATGCGGCCGACTTCTCCTTTTCGGGTTGTCACGCGTTTTCCTCCTTCTGTTTATCTCCGCCAATAGCTGCTCTTGGAAAGCATTGCTTCTGCCTTTGGCGGGCTCTTTGCGGGCTTGTCCATCAAGTACAAGATAGCCTGCACAAGTGCGTCTATATCGTCCTTGTATTCGCCCTTTGGAAACATCAAAAGATCCTGGATGGTGTCGTGCACCCAGGGTGCTGTTTCCGGCTTCGGAAAATAAATATTCCCGGCTTCAAAGTAGGGCGTAACAGAAAGGGCGCGTTCTTGCTTGCTGCCCTTTGGGTTAAACTCTACCATGCCGGGAATCTGCTTTTTCAACAGGTCAACGATTGCGGGGCCGTTGGCCTTGTTCTCTATAACCTTCGCCCTGGCTTTCGGCCATTTGCCCGTCAGGGTGCGCACGGCCGCCACGCTCTCGGTAAAGGTCATTTTTTCGTTTACCAGGTCCCAAATGTAAATGTCTGCACCACTCCGGCCCACAATGTAGCCCGCCACCTTGGCGCTGCCTTCGCTCTTGGTGAAAGCCATATCCCAGGACTGGATAAGCATACTTTGGTGGGGCGCTGCTTTGGGGTCGAAGAAGTTTTGCAGCCATTCGCGCTTAAAGATCAGGCCGTCCGCCGGGGCGGGGGTCTGTTCGTACTGGCCCGCATATTGCAAGGAGCCCATGGACTTTTTAAGGCTCGCCAGGGTTTCTTTGTCGAAACGCTGCGGGTTCAGGATGTCGCCTTCCTCGCGGATCACCTCGCGGCCGCTCACTGGGAAGGTGATTATTGTGCGCTGCGGCGCCTCCGCCGGGAGGCAAAGGTGTGTATAGCCCAGGTCCTCGGCCAAAATATGGCCGGTCAGGTCCTTTTCGTGAAGGCGCTGCATCACAATAATAAAAACGCCCGTCTTCGGGTCGTTCAGACGGGATTGCAAGGTGTTCTTGAAGAAGGCTATGGTTGCTTCTCTCTCGGTTTCGCTGTTGGCCTGTAAGGGGTTCTGCGGGTCGTCCAGTATGATGCAGTCACCGCCTTCACCGGTCAGCGCGCCGCCGACAGAGGTCGAAAACATAAGGCCTTGGTGGTTGTTCTTAAACTCGTTTTGCCGGTTCACGTCGTCTTTTAGGCTGAACCGGTCTCCCCAGTTGGCTGCATACCACGGGGATTGTATAATGTCACGGGTCAAAACGTTGTGCTTGCGGCTCAGGCTGTCAGAATACGAAACTTTTATGAATCGCCGTTCCGGATGCTTTACCCACGTCCAGGCCGGATAGCACACGGTTATCTCCAGGGATTTCATGTGGCGAGGTGGCATATTTACGATCAGGCGGGTGATCTGGCCGCGGTTTACCGCTTCCAGGTACTCGCCGATGCAATCTATGTGCCAGTTGTCAATGAACGTCGTGCCGGGCTCAATGACGGGCCATGCCTGGCGGATGAACTCGGGGAGGTTCCGTTCCGCCTGCTCCCGGCGGACCTGTCGGAGAAGCGCCGCAGGGTCAACCTGGGCTAGATTTTTCCAGTAGTCCGGCAAGCTGGTTTAGCTCCTCGTCGGAAAGGGCGGAAAGGTCCGCGCGCTGCGTGTTTTCTACTTCCAGCGCGCCGCCATGGGTCACGGTGCGGTTTTCCGTGGGCTCTCCTCGGCTCAGCCGCTCCACCTTTACGCCTATATCCACCATGCGAACAACGGCGTTTGCGTCTATATCGGTGTCCGGGATGGTCAGCAGGCGGCTGGTGGCCTTGCGCAGCATCTGTTCCGCAATGGCCGCGTGCTTCTCGTGCATCTTCACGATCTGGGCCGTGTTTTGGGCTGCTACACAATCCAGGATATAACTGTCGTACTCCTCTGCCCTGGCGACCCAGTCAAACTTTGCGCTCATGGGTTCCAGGCTCTTGCGGGTAACGCCCATCTGCTCGGCAAGGCCGCGAATGCTGCGGCGGACGGTAAAGTCTGGCCGAACAATGCCGCCGGGCTTCTTCGGCTTCTCCAAGTATCGCATATCACGGTAAGCACAGAAGCACTCATACTGCCGCGCGGTCTCTCCCGGCAGGCGTTCCCACGGGTCGCGCTGCCCTGTGTGTGCCATGGTCTTTCCTCCTTCCTGGCAAAAAGTAAGGCCCGGGATTGCTCCCGAGCCTCCTCGCTGTTATTCGTCCCCGGTGTCTTCTCCGAGAATTTCTTTTAATAGCGCCGTGTTGTCGTACCGGTCGGCCTCCTCTACGGTTTCCGGCGTTCCGATGGTCTCCGCGGCTTTCTCCGGTTCGCCCTTGGCGAAAACCAGAACTTTTTCGTGGTTCACGCCAAGTTTGCCCGCTCCGGCTTTCAGATAGCTGTTTATGTCCTCTGCGTATTCCTGCGGGTCTTCCGTGCGGAAGGCTGCGCTTTGGGCAGGATCTCCGTTGCAGAACACAAGGACGTTCTGGTGGTCTTTGCCCATTTTCCGGCTGTGCTCAAACTGCTTTCCCACGCGAATTGCCAGGCCTCCGGCCGTATTTACCAGAATCGCTTCGTTGTAAAATTTCAGGCCGACGTCCTGGAAGGCGTCGATGGTGTCAGAAACGAAATTGCGGTAAAAGCCCTTCTTGTCCCGAAGGTCGCTCACCACAATAACGGCAAAGCTGTCAGGTTTCAGCATAGCGGTTGCCCGGCGGATCACGTTGCGGTAAAGCTGCAAGAACTCGGGGTATTCCTTGTTTGAAAGGTCCTCGGGCTTGTCGCTGTACACTTCAAGATCTGCATAGGGCGGGCAAGTGAAAAACAGGTCATATTCTCCCGGTGCCAGCTCGTCGATGTGGGAGCTGTCGCCGTTTATCCATGTGGGCGGTGTCACCTCGGGCGCATCGTCCAGGACACTAATGTGGGAGATCTCTTCCCAGTTGATCACGTTGGCCTCGATCTGGCGGCCGCTTAAATCGCAGCCGGTGTATTTGCGGCCGGTAAGGGCCGCCACCACGCCGCGAACGCTGCCGCCTGCGAAGGGGTCAATAATCGTGCCGCCCTGCGGGCAAAACCAGCGGTATGCCAGCTCACACAAAACTGGGTCAAAAATGGACGTGGCGCTGTACGCCATAGCATCCGGGAAAAGTTCGGCGAACTCCTCCCAGCTTATTTTTTGCCCGATTTTCTCTTCATAGGCGTTCTTGGCCTTGTAGGCACCCGGCGGCTGGCTGCTTATGTTATAAGTCAAGCCCGCCTTCGTGTTGTCGTCGTCAGCACCGCGGCCAACCTCGGAACGGATACCGAGGCGCTTCCAGGCCTTCTTTCTTTCGGCCCATACGCCGCCTCTGGAATCCAGGACAGTAAAGGGCGGAATGAGGAATCTTTCGCCCAGGGTCAGGCGTGCGGCCTGTTCCTCGGCTTCCCTGTCGGTCTTGTTTTCCGCGATCATGTCCTCAATCTGTTCCGCCGTAAAGCCGGACAGCTCCGGGTCCAGGTCGTCGGTGTTCTCTTTCAGCTCGGCCAGAATTCCGGCTATTGCATCCTGGTCCAGGACAGCAAGCTCCGCGATTCGGTTGTCTGCGACAAGGTCCGCCATTTCGGCGCTGTCGTTGTCGTAGTCTTGCCACTCGATGGGGGCGTACCGGCTGCCTGCCTCATAGCTTGCAAGGCGTCTGGCGTGGCCGCGTACAATGTAGCCGCTGCGCCTGCTCACGGTGATAGGGGCTCGCCACCCCTGTTCCGCAATTATGTGGGCCAGCATCTTCACTTGTGCCTCCGGGTGCCTGTTCGGGTTCCGTGGGTTCGGTTTCAGGCTGTCGGTTTCCACGATCTCGTCATACGCACAGTATACTTTGAAGCCGTCAGGCGTTACCTCTCGGGGGGGGGTGCCGTTATAGGGTTTTTCATTCATCCTCAAGCCTCCATGCTAGTATTATATATCTTTCAAAGTGCCCTGTCAGTGCCCAATTTGTGCACCCTGGCGCACGTTAGGCAGCCTTTACGGCGTCAATGCCAAAAAACAAGGCGGTAAGCGGCTGAATTGCTGCATTGAGGTCCTTGTACACGGTGCGCCGCTCGATGCCAAAAGTGCCCGCGATTTCCTGTACACTTTTTTTCGGCTCCCGGATGTACGTTTCCATTACCACCTCGTAGCGCCTCACGTCCTCCTCCGTGCCGTTCTGCTGGCACCAGACGCGGTAGAGGTCCAACATCTTCTCAATGTGGGCCAGAATAATGAGGGTGCGTTCCTGGCTGCGCTTGATGCTCTCAATATAGAGGCTGTCGTCTCGGGTGTAGCTTTCCAGGCCGTCCAGGATGCTGGCTGCGCTCTCTTTCTCCTTGGCCTGCTTGGCGTTGTAGATGGCGCCTGCGGTGTGCCGCTTCAAAAGGCGGTAGTTTTTCAGAAGAAGCCGGGTGTTATGGAGGCGCCGGTCCGTGCGCTCCTTTGCCTCCTTCTGGTGTTCCTCCTCAATGTGTGCGGCCGCTGCGCTCACGCCTGCTGCTACGCCGGTACGGATTGCGGCCTGCATAAGGGTCTGGCCCATGTTGGCAATACGGGAGCCCAGGGCGCCCATGTTCTCGCGGCTGTTCATTCTGCATCGTCCTTTCTTCTCGGGCACCAGTCGGGTGACTGGCGGTTTCCTCTGGTCGGAATGTGGCGGGCGCCTCCGTCCTCGTAGCCCTCGGCTGTCCATCCAATGGCGCATTCTTTTCGGGTGCCTCTCTGGCCCTCCCGGGTCTTAACGCAGTGCTCACACTCAGAGCAGTGCGGCGTGGGGCGGTCCTTGGGGCGTTTAAGCGCATCCGGCAAGGCCTGGGTCGGTTCTCCGCCTATCACAGCGCGGATCTCCTCGCTGTCTTTGATCCAAAGCGGGACGCCTGCCCTTCGTGCTGCGGCTGCCAGTTCTTCCAGCCAGCCTTCTTCCGGGGTGATCTTCCCCGCCCTGTGTCCGGTTTCGGCTCCGGCGATAATCCAGTCAACCTTTGCGGCGGAATCCTCGTCGGCAATGCCCAGGGGTTTAAGCATTGGTTCGTAGCTCACGAAGGTGTGGTGGTATTCGCTCCACCAAAAGCTGTTTTCCGGGCCTGTTATGCTGCTGCCATACCAGAAGTTCGGAAGCTCTGGCAGCTTTCCCGCTGCTGCAAGGGCCTGGTAGCGGCCTGGGTTTTTGGTCAGGAATAAGTAATTGTGCTGGGGTGCCGCCTTGCAGGCTTCAAAAACCGCCTCGATCCATTCTTCGGGAATCCAGTTTCCGAAAAGGTCCGCCATGCTGCAAACGAAAATGTTCGCGGGCTTCTTTTTCTTCGCCGGGTCTCCCAGGCGGTATTTGTGGAAGGTCGGGGCAAATCCGGCCGGGAACGGAAGAACGGCGCCGTTGTAGTTCTTGAAGGGCTGTTCCAGAATGTAAAGCCCGGCGGTATCTGTTTTAAGCTGCTCGTTCGTCATGTTCAGGCGGGTGTTTCCGGCAAACCGGGTGGCCTGGCGGCGGGCGTAGCAGTATTCACAGCCAAAATTGCAGCCGGTGACAGGGTTCCACGAAAAATCACACCAGTCGATGGCGCTTTTATTCATCATTGCGGATTACTCCTTTCATGACGCCATAGGAAATAAGCTCGGTCAAAAGTTCCGCTGTCTTTTTGGCCTTCTCCGCTTCCTCTGTGTGTTCTATCAACCAAGCCTTATATGCAAAATTAGCAAGCTGTGCCTTTGTGTGTATGTTGTCGGCGTGGGCGTCTGCGGCATCTGCGGCCATTTTCAATGCGTCTGCCAGGTCTTCGGCGTTGCAGTATTCCCGGTAGTATCTCTGTGTGCCGGTCTCCTGGTATCGTTCCAGTGCGCTTTCTGATTTATTTCGCCAGCGTTCTGAAAGCGTCTCAAGCTCTGCTTTCGTCATGCTTACGCCCTCCTTTGGCAAGGTCCGGGTTGTCGTAAACGTTGCCCACAACTTCGTCCAGGCCTGTGATCTGGACAGAATACCATGGGTGTTCTACCGAAAAGGCCCGGAAAGCAGCCCACTTTTTGTCGTATCTCACCACGGCCAAACCGACGGGCTGGGTCGTTCTGTGGCAAATCTTCAAAACATCGCCCTCGAAAATGTCCTGGATGCGCTTGTCCCGGATGCCGGTAGCCTGTCCCACAGTTTCAGGGTTTACGCGGCCGTATTTGCCCACAACGTGCTCGCCCGGCCGAATAATACAGATTCCTCTGCTGTCAATGTTCAGGTTTCCGAAGGCCCACGCGCCGCTTTTCAGCTTTCCGCGGAAGAGAATGCGGTGCGGTAGCTTCCTGGTTTCTGGCTCGCGGCCTTCCTTTGCTGCAAGGCCGAAAAAATCAAATCCTTCCATTTAACGGTACTCCTTCCCGGTCGCCTTGTCGCGCAGCGGTATGCGTCCGATAATCTCAAAGCCCGCAAGCTCTGCCGTCTGGCGCAGAATCGGCACCAGGGCCGAAACCACAACAAGGCGGGCGGCGTCCAGCCGCTTTTCTTCCCTGCGCATATTCTCCCAGGCGGTGCCGGGTGTGGGGTCGCTGTAATGTTCGCTGTTTCTGCCCATGTCCATGCGTGGGTCCTCCTTTGGTAAAATAAACAGTTCTTTGTCTACAACTCGCAACGGCTGTGCAAACCATTCAAAAAACGGAATCTCCTTTGAATTGTAACTCACCGGCGGATATAAAAACTCCCAGATCAGCGGAGGGCGTTCGGCTTTTTCATCACTCATTCATCAATCACCGCTTCATTTCAACCGGTCGAACTTGCTCCACGCAATCGGCGGCCAGAAACGGCCGTTGTTGTAGGTGATGCAGAACGGGATCTCCGGGTTGTCAATGTATTCTGTGTTGGTGTGGTAGTCGCCGTAAGCGTCCACGGTTAAAACCGGGTGTTCCAGGGGCGGCAGGGTCTTTTTGACGTCCATCCATATATGAGGGGGCAGGGCTTCAAATTCTTCCACTGTCATGCGGTGGAAGTCGGGCGCGGGTCCATCCAGAAGCCGGAAGCCCTCATGGCCCGGCTTTGGCTTCTTATACGGCCAGTGCGGGAAGCGCTCGCGGAGGTCGATTGCCCAGGCAATTAGGTCGTTTTTCTCGGTCATTGGTGTGTCTCCTCTCAAATGTTCAGGTGCAGCGGCCGCCCTGTTGCAAGCTGCCTGTGAATAAATTCCCTTTCAAGGCAGTTGCTCACCGCGCCCAGGGCTTGCAGCTCACCAGGTAAAATCTTGCCGTCAAGGTAAAGCCGCTCCATTTCCTGTTGCCGCGCGTGGAGTTCCCGGATGGCTGCTTCCATGTCCTCCCATTCGATCAGGTCGTTCAGTTCTCCGAGCGCCTTGTCAAAAGCGCTTTTCTCCGTCATTGTTTCCGCCTCCTTCAAGAGCCCATCATTGCGCATTTTTCTTTCTCCACTCCCTGTTCCAGGCAATCACCGTGGGCTTGTAGTGGCCGCACGCGATACATACAACGCCGTGCAGGCTGCCAAGCCAGGCAACAAGCCAGGGCGTTGCGCAGCCATAGGGTTTCCCATGGGCCAGGTAAGTGCTGCCGCATTTCGGGCAGGGGTGGACGAGAACCATCTTCTTTTTCATGCGTGTTCCTTTCTCTTGTATTCTGCGTTCCACGCCTCCACGCTCTCCGCATGGAATTCGCACAGCACACAGAAGATCTCTTTCGGGCCGCCGTCTGCGGGCGTTGCCTCAATAATCAGCGGGCAGCCACACTTCGGGCAGGGTGTCGGGATAATAGGCGGTTTTTTCATGTGTGTTCCTCTTTCTGTTCGTTCAGGCGGCAAAGCCAGCGTTCCATTTTCGGCTCCGCGTACTCGCCGCACTCGCTCATAAATTCGTGGTAGTTCTGCGGGTCCTGCCCTGTAAGGGCATCAATGGAGTTCATAACGTCGCCGATTTCCTTTTTCAGGTCCTCCCAGCACTCTTCTAAGGTCTTCGGCGTCGGGTTCTTGCCGTCAATTTTGCGGCGCAGCTTCGAGGCAGCCGCGGAAGCCTCAGCCAGTTCTTCCGCAAGCTGGCCCAGAATTTCAGGTTTCGGCAGAATGTCGGAAACCTTCTTTCTCGGGTAAAGCCTGTTAAGCGTGGCCTTCACCTGTTCCTGGAGTTCCTTGTGGCACTCGCCAGGGCCCACAACATAGCACCAGCTTTGCGGCGGCCTGTTAAGCTGCAAGCCATAATTCCCGCAGCAGTTCCCGTTTGCGGGTCGCTCAATGTGCATTGCGCAGCCGCCATTGTTGCACCAGCGCAGGGCGTTTTCGCAACGGAGGTGAAATGCGGCCAGGTCAAGCGGCGTTTCATACGTCTTCAACTCGGTAATGTGCCAGGCGTACAAGTCTTTCAAATCCGCATAACTCATCCCGGACTTCCATCCGGCATAGTCTTTGACTTGCTGTACTGTGAGCAAGCTTCCAGAAATTGCAGACTCGATATCTTCTTTGACGGCACAGTATTCAGGGCCAATGCGTCGGATGTCATCGCAGATAAATTCGCCGACAACCATTCCGTCAGCCCTGCGGTCGAATAGATTATGAGACCCATCGTCGAAATATAAATGGTCAACGGCTTTCCAGCAGAAAAATTTCGTTCCTTTTGTGCAATATATGTAGCACTTAAAAGGTTCTTTCAACGAGACCGGTCTTGTCTTACGGATTTCCACCGTTTTCCAGCCCGAAAAGATACGGCTGCACCATTCAGGCTGGATACTCAAAAGAACGGCAGTTTCTTCCATGCTCATTTCTTTTCCTCCCACGGTAGTTTCGGAAGCGGCATCCAAACGCGGACCGCCTCCGGGTTCTTTCTGGCGTACTGTAAGGACGTAGCGACCGCACAGTGGGCACCGGCGTGGGCAATCAGAACGCGGCCGCAGCAGTCGCCGTCTTCCTCCTTTGGAGGTTCCTCTGCCGTGTAGCGCCAGCGCTGGGCGTCCGCCGCCGCTGCCGTCGGAGTGTTTTCCACAACGCAAACAAGCTGCTCCAACTCGTTCTCCATGTCCGGGTTATACCAGCCGCCCAGGATTTCCGGGGCTAGGTCGCGGATTCTCTGGATCACGTCCTCCGCGTAGACCATACGTTTTTCGCTCATTTCTTCGTCTCCTCAAAAATCCCAGTCGTCGGGGACATACAAACGGCACTCTCCATCCCCATTGTCGCTGGTCGGTTTATCAAACGGGCAGCCCGGGCAACCATTTCCGGCTGCCAAGTGGCAATGGCAAAAATCCATCAAATAATGGGCCATGTCCTCCGGGCTCATAATAGCATATTCAGGGTTGGTCTTCGTCTCCTCAGTTTCGAAGAAAAACTTAATCGGCTTTTCGTTTTCAATAATATTCTTGTAAGCTACGCCAATTTTATAAATATAGTTATCACGCAGCTTGCGGGGAATCTCGGCAATACACCGGCGAAATACTTCCAGGGAGTTTGCGCGCTTGTAGTGGTTGCACATCCGGCAGGCGGGCATAAGGTTTGAAATGTCATCTGCCGCGCCGTCTGCTTCATTCCATACCCGCAGCGGCCGGAAATGATCGACCTGCATATCCTTGTAGGCAATCGCCCTGCCGCAATACGCGCAGCGGCCGCCGTACTTCTGGTATACCGCCTCACGGGTTTTCTTATTGATTGCCATTCCGTGTCACCTCCTTCGGCGGCAGCGGCATCCAGCCCACAACAGGGCGGTCTATCTGGTTGTTGTAAACCTCATCAGGGTTGAAATGGCGGTATTCCCACCAGCCTTTCGGGATTTTGTAGTCGTCCCGCTCTTCGTCGTATGTTCCCCAATCGGGAAGGCTCTCCCAATACCATTCGCTATCTTGTAAAAAATGCTCCCATCTTCATAGTGCGCTGTCGTAATACCGTATCCGTCAATATCGTTGCGGTACAAAATCAGCACTTCGGTTTCGACCTTGGGCGGGTCTTTGTCAGGGTCGCGCCAGGCGGGAAAGAAGTCTTTTTCCTGCAAAACAGGAAGTTTTTCAACTTTTTCTCGCGCCGCACGAAGGGTAAGCGAGATAACGTTCTCTGCTTCCACCTCCCATACCGTGGTATATTCCAGGCTCTTTAACACAGCCTCACGCCGGATGTATTCAGCCATTTTCTTTTCCTCCGAATCCTTCCCAGCCCATTGGGCTGCCATAAAGCGGGCAAAGCGGTCCTTTATTGCCCTTGTTGAATATGCAGCTTTCGCAGCAGCCCACCTTCCGGCGCTTCTCGCAGTAAAGCCGAATGGTTTTCGCGGCCTCTGCGGCCTCCCGGTCCTCGTCCTCCTGGCTTCTCCCTTTCCCGCCTGTTGTCAGCTCGTCCAGTGCGTCAATAACGTGCATAACGGTTTGGGCCGCTTCATGGTAGCCTTGCAGCTCATAGCCTCCGGCAGCGCCAATAAGGAGGCGCCGGAACGAACCGGCTTCAACAAATACGTCCTTGCTCATTTCTGCGTCTCCCTTTCCAAAAGCTGGTCAAGCTGGCGGATCATCTGCTCGAATATGCTGCGGCAGTAATCTTCCAACGAGAATTTTTCGCCGCAGGCCTCCGCCATCATTCTTGCCTCTGTTGAGCAACTCATTTTCCTTACAATGCCGTTTGACTTGCGCATGGTTATACAAAACTCGCCCTGGAATATGGAAGTCGAAAACTTCGCTTTTGCGCCCTTCTCTTTATATTTCTTGCAAAGGTTTTCAAAAATTTCCTTCATTTTGTATTCTAAGTCAGCATTCTTAAAACCCAAAAATTCAGAAATGCCATAACTTCCGCCGTCGCAATGGTGAATAGAAAACAGTGTGGGTGCATTCATGCACAGTCGTCCAGGCTCAATGCCGCTTGCAGTTAACGCCGCCTCGTTTGCGCCATTCATGGCAGCGCGTCCGGTGTCCGTGCCACCTTCAGCGTATTCCTTTCCGCAAAGGCGGCAACGGTACACAGAAATATATCTAGTCATTCCCGTGCCCCCGCGCCTTCCGAAGGTGCTTCATTTTGTAGGCAGTTGCCTGGTAGCCCTGCCAGCGTTCAGAAAACCACTGCTGCCAGGTCGCGCAGCCTGGGAAGGTCTTTCGGTTGTCGCCTTTGCCAATGGTAATGCTCGTGCAGCCAGCGGAAGCGCATTTGAGGCAAGGGCTGTCCGCCGGGCGTGGGAGGTTGTCTGTGCTGCTCATTGTGTGTTCTCTCCTTTCGCCTTATTTCCGGCCCCTGCGGGCCTTCGGCGGCTCGCTGTTCATGGGCTGGTATCTGTTCTTGTTCTCGTTCCACTCAAGCGCCACAGGGGCCTCACAGTTCAGGCACGGCATATCAAATGCGGCGTCCTGGATATTCGTGTGGTACCGGTAGGCGCTGCCGCACTCGCACCAGATCTTGACCTGGCGCATATTTTTGAGCTCCGTTTTCCCGCCGCACTCCCGGCAATAACACGAGGAAATCGGTGTCTTTGCGCAGAAGCCGCGTTCCTGGCCGCACTTTTCGCAGCGCACATACAGGAAGCCGGTAAACTTTGCCTCGTTGGGCGGCTCCGGGGCTCTGTGGGCGCTTTCGGCGGGCTGTGCAGCTTTTGCCCTTTCCAGAATGTCCAGCCGCTGCACCGCGCGCTTTTTCTGCGGCTCTGGCTTCTGGAAAGTTTTCGGCGCAACCGGCGGCTGATCGGCCGCGCCCTTTTCGGGCTCCTTCGCGGCCTTTTCCAGCGGTTCTTCCTGTCGCTGCTGGGCGGCGGCCGCCTCCTTCTTTTTCAGCTCGCCGAGGATCTCGACGGCCAGGTCGTCCAGCGTGGCCCGCTCCGCCGCCGTGTGGCCCGGGTCGCCAAATGCGGCTCCCGCCTCGTAGCAAGCCCGGTGCAAAACGCGCAGTTCTTCAACGTTGAAGGCTTCAAAACGTACTTTTTCCATGTGTTTCTCCTTAAAGCCAGGCTTCCACAATGCTGTCGTCCGGTGCTGCCGGAAGGCGGCTCATTTCAGCCGGAATTGTCTTTCGTAACTCTTCCAGGGTGTCTTCCAGGGCCATGTATTGGGTGCTCGTCGGGACGCTCATGTCCCACAGACGGGCAACGTAGCGCCGCGGGTAGTCGTCCTGGTTTGCGGTCACGATAATAACGGGGATCGCGGCCTGCTCCGTCAGCTCCTCATAGTCGAAGCGGGCTAAATAAATATCGTCACTCATTCCAGAACTCCTTCCATCTTTTCAATGGTTTCCAGGTATGGCAGACCAGTGCGGCCGCCGAGGTTTACTTCCCAGGCCGGAAGAAAATCTTCCGGGGCTGCACTCGCCATGGGTGGCGGCGTCCATGTCTGGCCGTAGGCCGTCACGGTGGGCGGCGTGCGTTTCTTCTTAGTCGTTCCCTTCTGTGCGGCCCATGTGTTCCTGGCAGCCCGCCAGAAGGGCCAGGGAACGGCAAAGAAGCGGCGAAGGCCGAAGCTAACCAGAATCATGCCCACCGCCTTGTCGGTCGTCCAGGCGTCCAGGAAGGCGGCTTGGTGCGGCTGTACTGCATCAAAATCGATCCGGCCTGTGTGCGTCTGCTTGGTCTCCACCGCAACGGGGATGCTGTTGTATCTGCCCAGGAAATCAACGCAGGATTTATGCTCCACCTTGCAGCTCTTGATCTGGCCGGTGCTATCGCGTATCGGCAAAAACTCCGTTGGTACCTTGTAGACCACAGCTTTTCCGCTGCGGGTATACAGGTCGTTCACCTGTATAACGAAGTCCTCAAAATCACGGCCGCGGTTTGCGAATGTGTTGTAACTTCTCATGCTGCCCTCCCTGGGTTTTATTTTTCTTCTGCCACTCACAGAGGGGGCAGATGTAGGATTGCCCGCCGCCTTTTGTTATGCAGCTCACGTTCCAGCGGTTCCCACAGGTCTTACAGATCCGGTAGCACCGGCCGTTCTCTGTGCTCATTTCGCCCTCCATGATGGGCCGTCAAGCGGAACCGCAAGGCACATTTCCCGGAGGCGGTCAATCATCTTCTGGGCGTTTCGCTCGCTGCACCCGGCCGGTGTCAGGCTCCGGGTCAGTTCCTCGGTGCCGCAGTTGGTCGTTACGATCACGGGCATATAGGCTTCGTAGCGGGCATTTACGATGGTGAAGATCATCGATGAAGTCCACTCGGTTGCCGCCTCGCTGCCCAGGTCGTCAATAATCAGCAGCGGGGTTTCGGTGTAGAGCTTCAAAATGTCCGCCTCGTCGCCCTGGCCGTTGTAGGTCCGGCGCACGTTCGCCAGAAGGTCGATCATGGTCATGCACAGGGCCGGGGTGCCGTTTCGGATCAGCTCGTTTGCAACGGCTGCGGCCAGGTGTGTTTTGCCGGTGCCATAGCCTCCAACCAAGAAAAGGCCGTTGCGCTCCCGCTGCGGGGGTACTGCTTCGCCGTCCTCCCCCTTGCCGGGAAGCATCTGTGCTTTGAACGCTGCCGCATACTCCTTGCAGGCGGTATAGGCCTTCTGGTTCTCCGGCGTCACCTGGAAGCGGTCAAAGGTCCTGTTCTGGAAGCGGGCACCCATGCCGCTGTCACCCAACAGGCGGTTTATACGCCGGCTGAAGGCTGCGGCGGCTTCTGCGGCCGCCCTGGCTTCCTCTGCGGCCTTGTTCTTGGCCTCTGTCCTCTCCCAGTAGGCTTGCGCCCTTGGGCAGGTGCAGCGCTCCGGCTGCGAATCCCAGCCGAACACGCGGTGCGGCGCAATGGCCGGAAGGAGGAAGCCCCTGTATTGCAGGGTTTTGCCGCAGAACTTGCAATGCTCCGGCTCCGGTGCCAGTTTGTCCATCTTGTAGCCGCGGCGGATTGCCTCGTCTGCCAGGATGGAGGTTTCACGCGGTGTGGAATCCTGCGAGGTCCTGGGTTGCCGGGACTGCGTCCCGTTGGCGATCATATCGCCCAGCTTTTCCATTTCGTGCTTCCTCCTTTGTCCATTTATCCGCATCGACGGCCGCCGCAAGGTCTTTCACGTCTTTCTCCCTATACCGCGCCAGTACGCCGCGGGTATATTTCCAGTTCGGCGCTTTGTTTCTCTGGGCGATTTCCATTGCGTGGATCACCACGTCGGCGCCAAACTCAGCGACAGCCTGGGTCAGGTCTTCAAGCTCCCAGCGCGGCGGCGTCGGGTTTATGTTGTTCAAGTAAAACTGTCCAGCCAGGGCCAGTTCTGGGTCTGTGCGTGGTTCCGTCCTCTGCGGCGGCTGCGGGGCTACGACAAGCGGCTTTTGTTGCGGCGCAGGGACTTTGCTTGCCTCCGCCCTCGCGGCCTCTGCGGCCTTCTCTGCCCGCTTTCGCTCTTTGAATCTCCGTTGCCGTTCTCGTGCTGCCTCCCGGCGGGCTTCCGCTTCAATCTGTCCTGTGTTTTCGGCCCAATCATGGAGCCGGAAGCCGTCTGGTGCTTCGTCTATGTAACCGGCATCTATCATGGCCGCCAGAAAGTCGGCTGGTTCGCCTGCCCACCCGGAAACCTCTGCGATTTCCGTCGGCGTCATTCCCGCCAGGCTGCCGTCCTTGGTGCTGTTTGCGGCCCATACCCAGAGCATTGTAAGATGGCCGACCGCCTGGGCGACGCCTATCCCCAGCAGGCCTTTAAGGCGCAGCGTTTTTCTGTGCGTCAAGGTCCCCTGTTCAATTTTTACCCCGGCCATGTCGTCCTCCATCGTAGAAATTAACAAACGTACACTTCCGCGCCGGTAAGCCGCTGGATCTGGCGCTTCATTTCGGCCTCGTCTGAATTTTCGGCCGAAAGGTGCACAAGGTAGATCTGTTTCAGCCTCGAAAGGTCGCTGGCCTCCAAAAATTCAACCAAGTGTTGGAGGCTCATGTGGCTGTGCATCAACCGAGCGGCCCGAACTGTTGGCAGCGTGTCTTCTGCAAGGTTTTCTTGCACCCGTTCCCGGGTATAGTTGCACTCTCCGAGTATGTGGGTAATGCCGGAAAATTTGTATTTCAGGTAATAGGTATCTGTGAAATAAAGTAGCTTTTCACCGGTCGCCGTAGATTCCAGAAGGAAGCCTTGTGAATCCGGCGCGTCGTGCTCCACATCGAAGGGCAAAGCCAGGAAGGTGCCCACGGTAAGCTGTTCAAGCGGCCGCGTAACGTGCAGCCTGTGGCCTTCCAGGTGGCAGGCGTCAATGGTGCCCTGGCCGGTGTAAACGTCCACGCCGTAGCGCAGAAGGTCTTTTGCGGCTTTGCTGTGGTCTCCGTGGCAGTGCGTAATAAAGCAGCCTCCAAGCTCCCGCACACGGAATCCGCATCCTATCTGGATTGCCTTCATCGGGATGCCAGCATCAAGCAGCAGCGGGGTTTTGCCGTCGGATATCCAATAGGCGTTTCCGCTGCTGCCGCTGGCAATGGGCCGAATGTCCACTTAAAAATCCGGCTCCGCAACGTCCCACTGTGCCGGGGCTGCTTTCCGGCTGGTGGGCTTTGCCGCGGGCGCCGCCTGGGGTTCCAGAACTTCGCCGGTGTTGGCATCGACCTGGATCGTCTTCTTGGGCTCCGGCAGGCTTGCGGGCGCTGCGGGCTGCGGCGCGGTGTCGATCAGAACGGTGTTGGCCTCCGCCTGGATCTCAGCCTCCGCCTGGATCTCGGCATAGGCAACCTCTCTGGCCTTCATCACGCGGTAATCTTCGTCCAGCTTTTCGGGGTCGCGTACAATGTGCTTTGCGCTGAAAACCTCGCGGATCAGGGTCTTGCGGCACATTTCGTCCAGCCAGCCTTCCACGGTGGTGTCTTCCTTCTTGCCGGTCTCCTTGTTGTAGACCTGCTTCGTACCGCCCCAGAACTCGGCGCTTGCGTACTTGGGCATACGCTTGCGAATGGCAGCCATGGGCATAACAATAAGCTCGTTCTGTGTCGGGTCGTCGTATTCGAGGTAGCCAAAGCCGCCCACAATGTCGCCGCGGTCGAAGGGATTCGTGATCTCGAACTCGTAGGACGCAACCGGGTGGCGGCTGTCCTTCGGGTGCGGATCAAACTTGTCATTGCTGTAAACAAGTTCGATTGTGTCCGCCTTGGGCTTGTGCAGCGCATATTTCATGGCAACGTAGCGGATACCGTTATAGCCGGGCATCAGGGTCACGTCGTACAGGTTCGTTTTGTTGTTCTTGTACGGGATCGGGAACAACATATTCTCGCACTGCATATCCAGGCCCATGCGGGCATAGCGTACCAGGTCCATTGCCAGGTCCTGGAGATTGACGAACTTCCACGTTACGGGGAGAGTTTCGTCCCACTTGTGGTCCCGGTTCTTGGCGTTCTTCGCCACGCGGGCCTCCTCTGCTACGGCCAGGGCGCGGTCGATCTGGATAAAGTATCCCTGGATAAGGCGGCGCTGGAACTCCGTTACTGCAATCTGGCTGCCGGTGTTACTGGCAAACTGAGCCAGCACCTTTTTGGTAAAGCGGGTGCCGATGCTCTCGGTGGCGGTTTCTACAACTGCGTTTTCGGCTGCGGGGGTCATTGCTGCGTTTTCTGCGTTCATGTGTGTTCCTCCATTTTTTATTTCTTGCTGGCCGCGTAGAAATCTACGGGCGGCAGCTTTACAACTTTTTCGATTTGCTCTGCCATCTGGGCGGCCGCCGGGTCCTGGTAAGAAAGGCTCGCCGCAATGTGGGTATAAAGCACAATCAACATTGCGGTATCTGCCAGCGGGTACGGCCCCAGGGCCTCCGCCGTGCGGTTGAAGTAATGCGCAAAGCCTTCCAGAAGCACCCGCAGGCCTTCTTCCGGCTTGTGTTGCTCCACGGTCAGCTCAACGGCCCGCGGCAGATACTGTGAAGTTTCCGGGGCCGCCTTGGGTTCCTCCGGCTTCTTCCAGTGCGGGCGGAACGGAAAATTATTTTTCATGTGTGTTCTCCTCTTTGTCGCCCAGGACGTCAAAAACCGTTACCTGGTTCGGGTCCGGCATTTCCCGAAGGGCCTTCATGCGGCAAACGTGGCCGATGCCGTTCCTCACGCCCTCTTTGCTGGTCAGCAGACCGCCGCAGCGGCGGCAGCGGCAGGCCTGGATCATAAACGTGCCGGGCTCCCGGTCCTTGTCTGGGGTGCTCATTTCTTCCCTCCCGGAATCGGAATCACAACCGTGGTGACGTGCTGCAAAATGTCGTCTTCCAGTTCCGGGCCGTTTGCAGGCATAACGCCGCGGATGCCGTCGTGAACGGATTTCATGGCCGCAAGGAAAATAGGCGCATCCACGGTCGGGAATGATTCAATGAGATTCTTGAACTGCTGGCCGTAGAAGTTCAGCCCATCCTGGATACCGCTTCCGACAGAATCGGAGCCGGATTCGTAAATCTTCCGCACAAAAGGTTCGTTCATTTGTCTACCTCCACGCGCAGGCTCTCGTCTTCTGCGCTCACGACCAGGCGGATCACCTGGGAATCAACAGGGAGAAGTTCGGTCACGCTCTCGGCGTTGTCTACCACAATAGGCAGCCGGACGCCGTAGTGATGGGAAAGCGTGGCGATAATTTCCAGGCCAGCGTTTACCACGGCCGCCTTGTTTGCGGTCGAATACGGCACCATGGCGCCGCCCTCGCCGGGCACCAGAACTTCGCAGCAGTCATCGACGCCGCCGTTTGTCTGCTCCCGGAAAAGCTGGAAGCTCACAGACTTGAACTTGCTGTTGATCCGCTCGGTCAAAAGAGCCACTTTGGTTTTTACGAAAACTTCACACAGGTAAACGCCCTGTTCGGTCTTCTCATATTCCGCGGCCAGGCTCTTTTCCTCGGCTTCAAGTTCCGTAATACGCTGGCGCTGGCGCTGTGCTGCCTCTGCCTGGCTCTGCATATAGCGGATCTGGCGGCAGTTGTTCATAGCCGCCTGCTGGCGCTCGTTCACTTCGCGGAGGGCTGTGCTCTGCTTCTGCTCGGCCGCCTCAATCTGGCCGGAAATTGTCTGGATGGTCTTCGCAATGGCCCGGCCGCGGTCAGTTTCGGAGAAGTCCGGGCGGGGCGGCTCTGCCTTGATGGCCTCTATGCGAGAGGTGTAAATTTCATCGGCGCGGGCCTCGGCTGCCGCTGCCTTTTCTTCGAGGGCCGCAATGTCCTGTTCAAGCTGGGCAATGGCTTCCTTGCTGGCTTCCTTCTTACCCTTGGCGTTGATGGCTTCCAGCTTGGCAGACCGGCGCTGGAGGAAGTCTGCGCGGAGCTCTTCCACCTTTTCTTCCGGCAAGGCCTGGCCGCAGGTCGGGCAGATCTCGCGGTGCTCGTCCCAGGTTTCTGCCGCTGCTTCCTTGTACTCGGCCAGAATGGCCTCCCGGCGGGCCTTCATGTGTTCCAGGTCTGCTTTCTTGCGCCGGGCATCCGCGGTGGCGTTGGCGGCCTCCGTCTTGGCTTCCAGCAGTTCGCTTTCTGCCTTCTCCTGTGCCTTGCGATACTCGGCCCGGGCCTCGCTGCCCTCCTCGATGTACTCGGCTTTTGCCGCTGCATAGTCCGCCTTGGCGTTTGCCAGGGAGCTGCGGAGTTCCGAAGTATCACCGGCCAGAATTGCCCGCTTTTCCTCTGCAATTTTGGTTTCCTCGGCCTCTGCTGCGGCCAGCTTGGCCGCCAGGTCTTCGGGCGTCGGGAGGTCCTTGTCAATGGCGCGGCTTGCCTCGTCAATGCGGTTCGGAATGGCCTCGATCTTCTTGTTCAGGTCGGTTTTCTTGGCGGCAGCGATTTTTCTGTACTCGTCCACCTTATAGAGGCGGGTCGTGCTGCCGGGCATTTTAAGGAACTCGGGAAGCCCTGCCAGCTCCGGGGTGCTGGCGATCACGTCGGCGTCGGAAACGTCGCCGCAAATGTCCAGCAGAATTTCCCGGCGCTTCTGCCAGTCCATAACGGAGGGGAAGTAATCGGGCATGGTCAGCAACTTCATGGTTTCTTCGCCGCTGCAATACTCCTGGACGGCCGCCATGTACTCTTTTTCCTTGCAAGGAACGCCGTTGATCTGGTAGTCAATGGTATTCCCGGAGTACTCCTCTGCGGCGCTGCCACGCTTGCGCTTCCATACCTCGCGGAAAACCTTTTTCAAGGTCACAGTCTGGCCGTCGTCCAGCCGGAAGGTGCCGGTTGCGCTGTGTTCCAGGTTGTGCAAATCCCCGTTGGGTCCCTTTGTCTTGGGGTCCCAGTTCTTCGCCCAGGTGCTCGGCTTGCCAAAAAGCAGCCAGGTGATGGCGTTGAAAATGGTAGTTTTTCCGCTGGCGTTCCGGCCGTAAATGCTGGCGCTGTGGCCGTCCAACTGGATTTCCTCATGCTTCAAGCCCTGGAAGTTTTCAAGGCTCAACGTCAAAAGTTCCATTGTGTGTCCTCCTTGATTTTTCGCAAAAATCGTGATAAACTGTTAGTGTGTGTTCTGGGGTCGTCAATTTTTGGCGGCCCCTCTCTTTATTGTCCAGGCTGAAAACGTCGCTTCGCGGATGTACTCCGCTGCAAGCTGCGCCATATAGCCGGGCTGCTCTCTGCATCCGTCATACCCGCAGAACTCTGCGATATGGCGGATTTTTCTTTTGGCCTTCTCCCAGGCTTCCGTCCATGCGGAATCGCTCACAGGGCGGCCGAGAATCGCGCTGGTGCGCTCTCTGGTTTCTTCTTCACTCATAAGCCGCACCGCTGCATGAAATAGCTGCGAGGAACGCGGCCCCGGGGCACTTCGTAGCCCTTGGCGCGGAGCTCGTTGTTAAACTTCTGGATGGTGTGGTAGGCGGTAGACTTGGAAACGCTCAAAATCTCCATTGCCTCGTCCACCCGCACCATTTTGGAAGGCTCCCGGGTGCTTTTCTTACTTCTTGCCATTGTAGACCTCTCCTTTCAAATTCTTCTTGATCCAAAGCTGCATTGCCTCCGCTGTGCTGGCAACGTTCTTCATGTAGGCCAGGATCTCACCCATCTTCACATCCTCGCCGGGGTCCACGCGGCCGTCCCGGGCAATAGAAATAATAGCAGCACTAACTTTGTCTGCGCCCTGCAATGCGGCAAGCGCCTGCATCATAACGCGGTCGAACTCCTGCAAGGCGCAGGGCTTCACGTTCTGGCGGCCAATCGGGCAGCATGTCGAACAATAAAAATTCAAAAGCTGCGGGGCGTCGTAGGCGTCGGCCAGAAGCATAACTTCTTCCGGGTAAGGGGTGATGCTGTCCAGCTCTATGCGGGCCAGCCGGGTGCGGTCAATTCCCGTTTCGTCTGCTGCACCTTCGCGGCTGCTGAATCGGTCGTTGACCTTTGCAGCCTCCATTCGTGCCAAATAGAAAGGGCTGTTTGCCGCTTTCGTGGCGGGTTTGCTCATGTGTTCTAACCTCTTTTCGTGGTAAAATTTAGGTAGTGGGTCGTTACATTTTAGGCCCTCTGAAAATCACGATCATGGAGGGAAAAGGCGCTCCATTTTTGCTTCCTCCAAATTTCAAGCGTCCCCGAATAAATCGAATTTCGGAACGGTTCAAAATGAAGTCGTGAAAATAGCTTGTGTCTGTTCTGGCTGGTATAAGAAGCACAACCAAGGTGTTCTCCTTGTGCCCTTCGTGGTAGCTTTTCTCCACCCAAGCCTTTAGATCCCTCCCATACGGAGGGTTACAAAACACGCGGTGCCCCCCCAATTTTGCTTTAGTCCGTCTTCTGCGACGGTAAAATATTTCTCGCACTTGTGGTTTTGCTTGTCTGCGCAGGGGTCCAGGTCAAAGGAAAATTCTTTGTTCAGCTCGTCGAACGTGTCTTGTGGTGTCGCCCACTGGTCCGTTTTACTGCTGAACATAAGCTCACAGTTCATTTTCTCCCGCCTCTCCGCATGGCTTCCATCTGGCGGTCGTAATATGCGCGGCACTCCGCGCAATGCCCGGAGGAAATAAGCCCCAGTGCAAAGATGCCAGCTAAGGCGCCAACAACCAGGCCGCCAATAAACAAAAGGATCATTCTTCGCAGTCTCCTTTCTTTGCAGGCTTGTGCGCCGCGCCCTGAGCCTCTTCCTGTTCTTGCTCCGCATCATTCACCAGCGACGCCTTAACGCTTTCCGAAATCTCGCGCACCTGAAAGTTAAACCGTTCCACGACCGCCTCTGCGCTCTCTGCCCGGCGGTCCCGCTCGTCCTGGATATCCTGCGCAATACGCTTGGCGAATAACTTTGCAAAAACATCCGCCACTTTCTGTGGATCAGCGTCTTCCTTGGCCGAGGCAGCAATCAGGCCGGAAGTTGCCCGAAGCAAAAACACGATCGTGTCGTATGGGCTTCCTGCAACGTTGCCGGTCATTTCAAAAGAAAGGCTGTCGCCTCCCTTGTCTACAATGCGGATGCTGTCAAATTCTTTCATGCGTATTCCTCCGGGGCCCCTCTGGACCTCCAAACGCCATAGGTCAAAGGCTCAAGGCCTGCGGCCCGGCGCTGCTCGTTGTATTTCTTCAAGGTTTCCAGGTCGTCGTCCAGGCTTCGCGGCTTCGGCCGTGCGGCCTCCTCGGCCCTCCTGGTCTCGTTCGCCCTGCGGACGGATTCTCTGTTGTGGCCCACACGGCAGACGGCGCAGCGCTTTGTATTGCTCGGCACGTCAACCATAAGCGCGCCACAGTCCACGCATTTCACCGTTGTGTGAAACATGGTCAGCCTGCCTTCCGCTTCATGCGGGGCTTCACGGTCCCCTTCTGGGCCTTATGGATCTTGTTCTCCCGCTTCTCCATGTCCTGCACTGCAAAGCTCACACGGGCCAGCAGCACGGCCAAAAGCAGAAAGCCCAGGGAAACCATAAACGTGCCGGTGCTGGTTTCGCCGGTCGTCTCAAAGTTCCCGGCAAAGCCCAGGCCAAAGAAAAGGCCCAGGCCGCCACACACGACCGCGATCTTCTGCAATGTAATGGACTTGATTTTCATTTTGCTTCCTCCTGTGGTCTTATGGTCACACCCTCCGGGTCAACGGTAATCACCGCGCCCAGCCCGGCGGCCAGCTTCATAACGGTGCCCAGCTGGGCCCGTTCAAGTTCTGCGCCCGGCCTGGTCAGCTTGAAAACTGCCCCCATGGAAAGCCCTGCGGCTTCGCACAGCTTCGTCATGGAAAGGCCGCGCAGTATGCGGAGCTCGTCAATCGTCATTTTCCGAGCCTCCAATGTTTCCCAGCGCACCCAGCAGGCGCAGCGCATCAACCTGGGCCTTGCGGTACTCGCGGAAGCGCTTTGCGCTGTTGGCTGCACCAGCGGGGACGGAGTTTTCAACCTCTGCCGCCATCCGGTCCGCGTAGTAAAGTGCTTCTTTGGCGGCTTCGTCGGCCTGCTTCCGCAGCATAATGGTAAGTTCTGCGGCAACGTTGTCCGGGATGATCTTTTCCTTCGCCTTTTCCAGGGCAATTTTGTCCTCTGCGGCCTCTTTCCTGGCCTGGGCCTCCATCTGCCGGGCCTTTTGCACTTCGGCTTCAAGCTCTGCAATGCGCTGGCCCTGCTCGTTCAGCTTTTCGGTCAGGCTCTTGCGGGTTTTTTCGTGTGCCTCCCGTTCATTTTCCCAACGGCCCCTCATGCTGACTGCAAAATCGTTGCTGATGTTCTCCTCGGCATCCTCCACGCAACCCTCAAAGGCCCACGCGCAATAGCTGTCCGGGCCAAGGCCTTCCAGAATCTCCTTGATTTCGTTCAAGAAGGCCCGTTCCGTGTCCTTGGGAACCCCGGCGTTCTTCTGGATCATCTGCACCGTTTTCTTTGCGCAGCCGGTGGGGTCAAACTGCAAAGCGAACTTTGAAGCCCGGTTGAGTGCCCGTTCCTGGTTGATCTCGTAAACCTTCGTCTTGTGGACCGCGCCGTTTTCCAGCGTTGCGGAAATTTCGTACAAATTCATGTGTGTTCCTCCTCTCGCTCGTCCTTAATGTTTGCTAGTTGTGAACTTTGTCGGCAAAAAAATTTCGCCAATCTCCACATCAAGGAACCGAGCGATCTTATTTGCTACCTCTGCGGGAACTCCCCGCAGCCCGGTTTCATACTGGCAATACGTCGAGGCGCCAATTCCTACGCCCTTTGCCACCTGTTCCTGCGTGAAGCCCTTTTCCTTGCGGACTTCCTCGATGGTTCGGTTCATCTTTTCACCTCCAACTATTTTTCGTTTCGGTTCACAGATTGTGAACTTCACAACCCGATTATAACTTTGCAATTTGTGAATGTCAAGAGAAAATTTCTCTTTTTGTGAACTTTTCTTTCTGCCGGAAAAGTATGTGCTATAATGTTCTCATAGTGAGAAGGGGGGAGAAAATCACGTCTACGAAAATCGGCGCACAGATCAGGCAGCTTCGCCTTTCTGCCGGATTGACGCAGCGCGATCTAGCGCAGCGAATCAACGTCGGGAACACAACGCTCTCCCAGTACGAGAGCGGCGCGCGCGTACCGAGCGACGAGGTCAAAATAAAAATTGCCTCAGTCTTCGGCGTTTCCGTCGATTACCTTCTCGGGGCGTCAAGCGAGCGCAATTCAGCAGAAAAGGCGCCTTGCTCACCAGCGGCCGCCAAGCGCCCGGCGGAGGCCGCAATCGCCGGGGAACTCGGTTCCCTGTCCGATCGGCAGCTCGACCGGCTCTTGGGGTATATTCAGGCGTTGAAGGAGCTGCCGGAAGGCGCCGCATCGCAGAACACGGCCATTGTGGAGAAGAACGCCTCAGAAGAGAGCTCCTCCGCTGCGGGCTGATTTGGTTTCGGAAGTGAAAGGGGGCTGCTCATGGCAGCGCATCGGTATCCGCACAAAATGAACGAACGCGAACGGCAGATGAAGGCCAGGCGGAACAGATTTGTCTCCCGCGGGTATCGCTCCGCTGGGCGGATGGTCACTTTCGGGCTGCTGCAAGGTCTTCACGGATTTTCCCTGCTCGGCTTTCTAAAAAGCGTGGTCGTGGCAGCTCTCACCCTTGCGGCCGTCTGTCTGTTCTTCGCCTATCTGCCGGTGTTGGGCATCCTCGCTCTGATCGTGGCCGTAGTGGTCGCCGTCGTCCTCGTCCGGCAGCGCAGGCCGCAAGCCAGCCCGGTGGAAGATCCGCCCGCCCAGGGCTCCCCGGCCGGGTCTGCGGCAGATGAAGCGCAGCGGCGCGAACTTCTGCGGCACATGGAAATTTTGAAGGACTGCGAAGAACTGGTGAACTCCTCCAACAATTTCTCCACGGTGCTTTCCCGGTACGATCTCCTGTTGCAGGAGCTTTCCTACTTTGCCGCCTTTGAAGAAATCGGGCCGGATTATCTGCCCTCTTACGGCATCAACTTCAAAACGCCCGCCTCTGAACTCTGGAAGCGGTATTTTGATAACATGGCCGAATATCTGAATGCAGCCGTTGACCGAATCCTGGACGCAGAAATAGAAAAGGCCCTTGCGCTCAAAACCGCCGCCGGGCAAGAAAAGCACATGGCTGCATGGGTGGATAAGCTGCAAGAACTGGAAGGTGTACCGGCCGGAACTCTGCAATACATCAACGAACTGCCCGTGGCCGCTGCTCTCCGGGAGCCGAAGGTTTCCGTTTCCTGTCCCTGTGGCAATGAATTTCAGGGACGGCCACACGCTCACAAGGGTTTCGTCCTCGTTTGCCCAAAGTGCGGCCAAAAGCTCCGCGCCAATACTTCAAAACCGTAACGCCTGCGATCCGCTTCAAAAAGGCAACGCCCACCAGACCGTCGGAAAGCGGCCTTGTGGGCGTTTTGTTTTTCTTTGTCTAGTTTTCCGCATCGGTTTGTAAAAGGCCACGACAGGGCTTCCCTGGGGCTTCTGGCGTCGCTCTGGCAAGTTACCGGCAAGTTAAACGGCCGCCCTGGGCGTTATTCGCGCGCCGCGCGTTTTTTCTCGCGCTATTGCACGCTTTTGGCACGAATCGCACGTTTTGCGCGCATTCAATCACAAAAATAGGCTATTTCCGCGCGTTTTCCGGCATCAAGTTCAACTTTTCGGATCGCACGGGTTGAACTCATTTTCCAAGCTGCTGTCAAGTTGTAAGCAACTGCCGGACCATTTTCGTCACGTCACGAAAAAGGTCTGCGCCATGTCTTCGTGGCACCGCGCAAACGTCCGCCTCTCAATCTAACCCATAAGCTATATATTATATTATTAAGCTATATCTAAGATAATAATATCTAAGATTAAGTTAGATATTCTAGATATACATGGATGTAAGATAGGGGTTGTTAGGGGGAAGAATGCGGCAGCTTATGCCGTTGAAAACCGCGTTGAAAGAATCGTTTTTTGTCGTTGTTCCGTTTTGTTTTGTCTGTTGAAAACTGCATTTTCTGGGTGGTAACGCGTTGACAACGCGTTACCGGGTGCGAATGTTGAAAACTCGTTGAATCTCTTTCTTTCGTTTATTCGTCAGTTTTTGAAATTCTATCCCTGTGAAGAAAATTCACTTTCAACATGAAATCTGTGTTTTCAACTTTTTATTGGTAACGCGTTACCGTAAGCGTTACCAACGCGTTACCCGCGTTACTTGTTGAAAACTTTGTGGAAAGCTGTTGAAAAGCAGCAAATGGAGGGGTCTCATGCCTGCATACAAAAACCAGAAAACCGGCGAATGGTATTGCATCTTCCGCGTTACGGACTGGACCGGTAAGCGGAAACAAATAAAGAAAAGCTGCTTTGCCCGCCGGGCGGATGCCCTGGCTTACGAGCGCGAATACCTGGCGAAAAGCTCACTCACCACAAAAATGAAATTCGGTTCCCTGGTGGAGCTCTACATGGCAGATGCAAAAACCAGGCTCCGGCCCACCACCTACGAAATGAAGCAATGGATCTTTGAAACGAAGATCCTCCCCTACTTCAAGGATCAGCTTGTGGATGAAGTATCGGTTTCGTCAATTCGCGCTTGGCAAAATCACCTGATCGACGCCAGGGACAAGAACGGGAAGCCGTATTCTGCCACCTACCTGAAAACCATCAACAACCAAATGAGCGCCCTGTTTCGGTTCGCCGGGAAATATTACGGCCTGAAAGAAAACCCTGTTTCCCTGGCCGGGTCCATGGGCAAAAGCAGCGCCGAAGAAATGCAGTTCTGGACGCTGGAAGAATTTCAGAAGTTCATTGCCGGGATGTCAGACCCTACGGCATACGCTGCGTTCAATATTCTGTTTTGGACCGGTATGCGGGAAGGCGAACTGCTGGCCCTCACCCTGGCCGATGTGGATTTTGAACGGAAGGGCATTTTTGTGCGGCACTCCTACGCCCGCCTGAATGGCGAGGACGTCATTTCAGACCCGAAAACCCGCCGTTCCAAGCGGTTCATTACAGTGCCGGATTTCTTGCTGGAAATCATTCGGGAATACGCTGCCAAGCTCTACGAATACCAGCCGGAAGAACGCCTGTTTGAATGCACCAAATACTGGCTAAAGGAGCAGCTGGAGCGCTGCTGCCAGCGCACCGGCGTGAAGGTCATTCGGGTGCACGATATACGGCACTCCCATGCCTCCCTGCTTATCAACATGGGCACGGACGCCCTTCTGGTGCAGCAGCGCCTTGGGCACGAAAAAATTTCGACAACGCTCGGCACCTACGCCCACCTGTACCCGGACCGTGCAAACAACGTCGCGGATCGTCTGGAAGCCCTGGCCTGCCCGGAGGAAAAGAAACCGTGATACTGGTTTGATTCCGCCCAGGGTGTTACTTTTCTGTTACTTCGGGCGCAAAAAAGCCCCGCCTTCAAGCGAAAATTCTTGAAAGCGGGGCTGTTTTTATACGCTGTTGTGTTCTATTTTTTGGAGGTCTAAAAAGCCGGAAGGCAAATTTTCATTACTCGAGCTCGATCGTTGCAGGCGGCTTACCGGTGCAATCGTAGAACACGCGGTTGACGTGCTTGACTTCGTTGACGATGCGGCTGGTGACAGTGCCCAGAACATCCCACGGCATATCGTAGCTTTCTGCGGTCATGAAGTCGGTGGTAGTCACAGCGCGCAGCGCAACGGCGTAATCGTAGGTGCGCTCGTCGCCCATAACGCCAACGCTGTGCATATTGGTCAGCGCAGCGTAATACTGGCTGATCTCCTTATCCAGACCGGCCTTGGCGATTTCTTCGCGCCAGATGGCGTCAGCGTCCTGCACAATGGTGACCTTCTCGGGGGTCACCTCGCCGATGATGCGGATGCCCAGACCGGGGCCGGGGAACGGCTGACGGCTGACTAGATACTCGGGCAGGCCCAGCTCGCGGCCAGCCTGACGGACTTCGTCCTTGAACAGGTTGCGCAGAGGCTCCACCAGTTCCTTGAAGTCCACAGTATCGGGCAGGCCGCCCACGTTGTGGTGACTCTTGATGACGGTGGACTCGCCGCCCAAACCGCTCTCCACCACGTCAGGGTAGATGGTGCCCTGTGCAAGGAAGTCCACCTTGCCGATCTTCTTGGCCTCTTCCTCGAACACGCGGATGAACTCTTCGCCGATGATCTTGCGCTTGCGCTCCGGCTCGGTGACGCCCTTCAGCTTGCTGAAGTAGCGGTCGCGGGCATCCACACAGATGAAGTTGATATCGAAGCCGTTGGCATTACCCGGGCCAAAGACAGAGCAGACCTCTTCCTTTTCGTTCTTACGCAGCAGACCGTGATCCACGAACACGCAGGTCAGCTGCTTGCCGATGGCCTTGGCCAGCATAGCGGCCAGCACGGAGGAATCCACGCCGCCGGACAGTGCGCACAGCACCTTGCCCTCGCCGATGCGCTCCCGCAGAGCCTTGACATTGTTCTCTACAAAGGAATCCATCTTCCAGTCGCCGGAGCAGCCGCAGACGTTGTACACGAAGTTGCGCAGCATCTTCTTGCCCTCGGCGGTGTGCAGCACCTCCGGGTGGAACTGCACCGCATACAGACCCTTTTCCGCATTTTCAACGGCTGCCACAGGGCAGTTTGCGGTGTGGGCAGTGATCTGGAAGCCGGGAGCCGCCTGCTCGATGTAGTCATTGTGGCTCATCCAGCAGATGGTAGAGGGCTGCACATCGGTGAACAGCTTGCTCTCGGTGTTCACGAACACCTCGGTCTTGCCGTACTCACGCTCGGGAGCGCGGCAGACATGACCGCCCAGCAGGTGCATCATCAGTTGGCTGCCGTAGCAGATGCCCAGCACAGGCACGCCCCAGCTGAAGATCTCGGGGTCGATGGTGGGAGAGTCCTCCAGATAAACGCTGTTGGGGCCGCCGGTGAAGATAATGCCCTTGGGATTCTTGGCCTTGATGACCGAAAGATCGGTTTTATAGGAATAGATCTCGCAGTAGACATTATTTTCTCGGACGCGGCGGGCAATCAGCTGATTGTACTGTCCGCCAAAGTCCAGCACGATGACAGTTTCATGCTGCATGATGTTTTCCTCCATTTTAAAATGTGTTTTACAGATAAATTTAGTATAGCACATCTTACAACAAAAAGCGACAGTTTTTGTGAAGTTTTCTGTTATTCTATTTTGCGGATCGGATGCCGCAGCACGGTTTTCAGCTTCTCCGGCGCTGTGCGGCGCGGGTCTCCCAAATAGATCTCGTGATGGAAGCGCATATCTGAAAAATCCGGGCAATATCCCTGCTCCGCCGCAAACGCATCCAGCTGCCGCAAAGTCTCCGGCTCGGTGTCGTAGGGGCCAATGTGCATACACTGCACGCACAGACCTTCATCGTAGGTAAAAAACTCCACCTTAGAAAAGTCTTTTTTCTTTTTGGCGGTGGCTTCCTGCACTGCCCAGTCAAATTCGGCACGGGTGACAAATTCCGGCAGACGGATCATAGAGGTCCAGATAAAGGTTTCCTTGTTGGAAAAATCCACACCCTCTGTCCCGGGCTGATGCCACAGTCCCTCCAGCGGCGGAACGACATATTCGAAATAGCCGTCCATCTTGTGGCTGCCCTTATAGCTCATTTTAATGGTAAACGCAATGCCGTACAGCAGTTCCATCGCTGCCTTGTATTCCCCTGCCGGGTCGTTGGGGTCGCCCTTGCCCTGCACCGCCACAAAATTCATCGCAGGGACGGTGATGATTTGCGGTTTCTTCGGCGGGAGGTAAAATTCTTTGTATTCCTTCTTATAGTCAAATGGCATCCTTCTTTTCCCCTTCCAGCAGCGTGCGCTGTTTCTTTTTACTGAAGCTGCCCAGCACCAGACGATAAGATTTTTCCAGCATCTCCCGCAGCAATGCGTCCGGCACATTTCCCTCTGCTTTTACGGAGTTCCAATGCACCTTGTTCATGTAGTAGCCCGGAATGATATCCTCATACTGTCGGCGCAGAAAATCGCCCTCGGCGGGGTCTAGCTTGCAGGTGATATACACCGGCTTTCCTGTGGCATCATCCAGACAGACGGCTGCAAACATTTTGCCGCCGATGTGGTATCTTATCCAGTTCCACTCTACCTGTAAGTCTTTGGTAACGCCAGGCTTTTGCAGAAGCTCTGTGTCGATCCAGCTGTATTTCATGGCAGCACCTCCGTTTTTCTCAGTATAACCGATTTGGAGATATTTGTAAACAAAAAGTTGTTGAATTTCACTCGTAATACGTCATCTCTGAAAAATTGACAGCAAAAAAGAGCCATCCGCTCAGAAAAAACGAACGGATAGCTCTTGTATTTAACGTTAAAATCAGATGGAAATGGTGTTACACACGTCCACCAGCACGGGGTCAAGGCTCTTGGTCATCTCCAAAGCCTCGTCCACGGGGTAGTCCACCAGCTTCTCGCCCTTCATGCCGACGATGCGGTTATACTTGCCCTGCTCCAGCAGGCAGACAGCCTGATAGCCCATGGCGGAAGCATTCACGCGGTCGCGCAGGGTGGGAGAACCGCCACGCTGCACATGACCCAGAATGGTTGCACGGGAATCGATGCCGGTACGTGCCTGGATCTCGTTGGCGATCTCCTGTGCATGACCCACGCCCTCGGCCACGATGATGATAAAGTGACGCTTGCCGGTCTTCTGGGTCTCGGCGATCTTATCCAGAATGTCGCGCTGCATATCGAATTCCTTCTCGGGCAGCAGCACAGCCATAGCGCCGGAGGCGATGGCCACATTCAGAGCGATGTAACCGGCGTTGCGGCCCATGACCTCGACCACACTGCAGCGGTCGTGGCTCTGGGTGGTGTCGCGCAGCTTGTCGATCATTTCCAGCGCGGTGTTCATGGCGGTATCGTAGCCGATAGTGTAATCGGTGCAGCCGATATCGTTATCAATGGTGCCGGGCAGGCCGATCATGGGGATGCCGCGATGTGCCAGTGCGCGGGCACCGCGATAGGAGCCGTCGCCGCCGATAACGACCAGCGCATCAATGCCCAGCTCGCGGCACTTTTCAGCGCCCTTATCCTGACCTTCCTTGGTCTTGAACTCCAAGCAGCGTGCCGTATACAGAATAGTGCCGCCAGCAGAGATGATGTTAGAAACGCTGCGCAGGTTCATTTCAAAGCACTCGCCGTTCAGCAGGCCGTTGTAGCCGCGCTGAATGCCGATCATACGGAAGCCCTTATGCAGGCCGGTGCGTACCACAGCGCGCACAGCAGCGTTCATGCCGGGAGCATCACCACCGCTTGTAAGCACGCCAATCGTTTTGATTTGCTTTTCCATACGAGAGATTCCCTCCAATTTACAGTTCAGTTCTTCATTTACCCTTTTGCCTGTACCCTCTTCTTCCAGAAACAGGCCAGTTGCTTTGCAACAGCTTTGATTCGCCTTTAATGATTATAGCACACCATCCAGACAAATTTCAATAGGGTTTTGAGACTTTATGCAATTCCATGCGACACAAAATATCAGCGCTATATCGCGTTATTTTTGCGATTTGTGCCACTTGGAAAAATTGAAATTGTCTCATGCGGTGCCATTCGTGCACAAATATGTCATTTTGTTGCAACGTTTTCTGCACCCAGCAGCCGCTCCAGCTCTTTGAAGAAGAGCGGATGCCCGGAAGTGTACAGTCGGCGCGGTGCGGCCAGCTTCTGCTTGGTATCTTCCAGATACAAAATCACCGGGATATCGCCATCGAAGATCTCCAGCAGGTTCACCACTTTATCGTACTGGGGGCAGCTGCGGGACGGCAGACGGATGAACACCCGCCGGGCAGCGGTTTTGACAGGGTCCGGGCGGCCTTTATCCAAGCGGGTCGGGTCGTAGCTGTCAATGGGCAGAATGCTGTCTGCCAGCAGCTTGGAGGCTTCATCTTCCCGCACGGAAAGCCGGCCGTCGATGACCACAACAGCGTTTTCCCGAATGGCATCCCGGAACCTGTCCAGCACCTTGGGGAACACGATCACCTCCATGGTGCCGGTCAGATCCTCCACGCTGGTAAAGGCCATCATGCTGTTGGATTTGGTCGTCATCATGCGGTTTTTGACCACAGCACACACAATGCGCACCTTTTCACCGTCCTGCACATGGGCATCCTCGCCGGTGAGAGCCTTGATGGTGTGGGAGCCGATACGGGCAGACTTTTCCCGGTAAGCATCCAGCGGATGGCCGGACAGGTACAGACCGCTGACCTCTTTTTCCTGCTGCAGCAGCTCGGCAGGAGTATACTCTGCCAAGGGACGGATCTCGTAGACGTCCTCCTGCGGGCCTTGCTGCACTTCCCCGCTCATGACGGAGAACAGATCCAGCTGCCCCTCCAGATTGCGGCGGGAGTCGGTCTCGATGCTCTTGAGG